TTAAAACTCATGGACTAGCCATTCATCGGCTTGTTCAAACATTTCTTCTACTAAACGGTTGAGCACTGATTTTTCTTGTTTAGATGCATCAGTATTAATGCCATTGGCTTGCATCGGCTTGACCTTAACCTCGGCACCGGGAAACACTTGATGCACACGTTTGGTCAATTCAGCTTTAATCATTTCATTGGCGTTAGTCAGGCCGGCGACATTCCGTTTGTCATAAATTAATTCTACTCGCATGATTTCTTTCCTGGGTGATTAATACTGTATTAATATACAGCTATATTTGGCATAAAACAACCGAGTTTTAGCCATTTTAATGTGAAATGAGGTTAAATGATTGTTTTAGTGATATAAAAAATAACCGCAGGTGATTAAATAGCTAATCACCTGCGGTTATTTTTATGCGAGATTTTATCTTCTTGTTTATACACATGATTTAGATTTTTGTGACACACAAATACAAATCTAAGAATAGGCGGCTTTGGCTAATCTATCTCTAACCAGCGGGCATCAACCACCACGCCAAGTATCTTACAGTTGCCATTCAGCTCAATTAAACGGTAAGCAGGATTCAATGGTTTCAAATACTTAACGCCAGCATCAACAATTAATTTTTTAAATGTCGCTTCATTATCGTCAGTTAATTTGGCGACAACAAAGTTACCTGGCATGGGTTCTTTTTCCGGATCGACCAGAATAATCATTCCTTCCGGAAAACTGATTCCTGACGGTGAAGTCATGGAGTCACCTTTTACGCTCAACCAAAATGCACTGTCATGCGCATTTTTGGTCGACTCAGGCCAAATTTCTATATCACGTAATTGATAGGGTTCTATGGCCTCATACCAATTTCCTGCGCTAATCCAACTGATTAACGGGTAACTGTTAGCGACTGTCCCTGTGGGTTTGTCATTGAGTCGGTTTGGGGATGAGATAGACAAACTTTCAGCCATTTTTGCCAATTCTGTTGCCAAAGAAGGACTAAAACTACTAATAGGCTCATTAAGCACTTTGGCAAAAGCAGCTGCATTGGTCACATTGAGCGGGTTTATACCGTTTAGGAATTGGTTCACCGCACTTTGGCCCACCCCTAACTCATGCGCGACAGACTCCTGGGATATACCCAGTGCTTTTTTCTTGGCATTAAACAGCTCTTTCAGCCGTTTAGCGTCGTCTAACTGTTCTGGCGTCAATGGCTTCTTTTTCATGAGTCAATTTTATTACCGTTAGCAATAATATCCAATCACCTGCGGTATTGACTATAAAATCACTTGCGGTAATAATCAATCGAAATGTATAAGAGAAACGCATGTAATCGCACCGGCAACAGGCTCTGTGATCAGTGTCAGAGGCATCTGCAGCATGAGTTGCTCTGGTTCGCACAAGAGGACGGCAGCCAGATTTATCGGTGGTTTCCGTTGTTGAGCAATCGATAGGCTGAGGCGTCATTCCTTGACCCCGCCTTTTGTGGAGTAGTTATAAATGAGTTCAATAAACGGCAATGCAGCTGGCAGCTATAGCCAGAAAAGCCAGAGCATGAGAGATATTCAATTGGTGTTGGCGCGCTGGGGAGTATGGGCAAGGTACAGTTCTGGGCTGGATTATTCATCTATTGCTGCGGGGTTTAAAGGACTCCTGGCTGATACTTCTAAAAACAAAGCTTCATGTTGCGATGATGATGGTTTAGTGGTCGATGGGTGTGTTGCCCGCTTAAAACAATATCGCCCAGATGAATATGAATTAATTATTCGCCATTATGTACTGAATCAATCAAAGCGTGCTATTGCACGTCAGCAAAAAAGAGATGAAAGGCTGATCAGAATTAATATACAAATGGCTGAAGGTTTTATTGATGGTTGCCTGGCAATGTTGAATGTAAAATTAGAAATGGATCCGTTTATTGAAAATCTCCATTTTTATGAAAAAACATTAGTGCGGTCCGCGAAAAGTGTATTAGTCTGATAGCACTGGTTTATGAGTTCCGCAGGAATAATAATTTAAAGTCTCGCTATTGCGGGATTTTTTTTATTTTCATATTTTTATTCATGAAGCAGAAAAATAAATTTAAAAATAGTGAAAAAAACATTAACGCGGTCCGCAAAAAGTGTATTAGTCTGATATCACTGGTTAGTAACACACTGATTGAATAACAGGAAAGCCCCGCATTGTCGGGGCTTTCCTGTTTCTGTTGGTTTTACACTCCAGTGTATCAGAGAGGGAGGTTATAAATGAATGAACAAAGTCAGCTTCCGTATTGGTGGACTGGGGCACTGGCATTATTCTCGGCTCTGAGTTTACAGGATTACATCTTTATTCTTGGTACCCTGGTTAGTGTGATTTTTACTGTCAAAACCTATTACGTCAATTTACGAGAAAAAGACGCGATAATTAAAGAAGAACAACGTAGAACCGAAATATTGCGCGATTTCCTGCGTGATAAAGCTGTGGACAGTATTCCAGCTGCTATCGCGGTGTGTCATGACGCATTGCGCAAAATGGAGGGCTGACATGACACCAATACTGATGGAAACCAAGGAGGGTAAATGAACCGACGAGTCATCATTATGGTATTGCTGACGCTGCTCCTCATGGGGTTGATGGCAAATACTTATCGCCTCAGCGCCAAGCAGAAGCAAGAACATGCCCAGTTACAGAGTGAACGAGTAGTTAATCAAACACTAGGTGACATCATTGATGCCTATCAGTTGAACGAGGCCGCTAATCGCGCGGCTGTTGCCCGACAACTGGAAAGTGAGAGGAGGTTACGACATGAAGCGGAGGACCGCCTCAAACGATTTACGTTGGCGACAGCAAATGACAACTGTGCTGCTAGCCGTATGCCTGAGTCTGGCATTGACATCCTGCGGGAATAAGCCGCCTCCATCGTTAATCAAACCCCCGCTGTTATTGCCACCAGAGTCGGCAATGACGCAATGTGAAATTCCTGAATTTACCGGCACAACATGGAGTGACAGTGCTTTATATGCCATGACACTTAAACAAGCGCTCCGTATTTGTAAAGGGCGGTTGGATGAGGTTATCCAGTGGCGTAATAGCCAGATAAATAGCCGTTATCGCAAGGAGGTGCCGTAGTTATCTCTCTATGGGGCAATTATTTTTCAGAAGAATATCCAGCGCATTTTCATGCCGGAATTCTCATTTCTTATCGGGTGAAATCATGAATGCAGCTCAAATCAGGCAACTGGCGGCCGCCGCGTTAATGGGCAAAACAGATGCGAAAGGCCGTGTCTATTCAACGGATGTATGGCCAGTAACGCTATATCCAGCGATTTTGTTACAAACGCCAATGGAAGTGAAAGAGTCGATCGGCCGCAATGCACCACAATTCAAGACGATGACGACATTGCAAATTAGCGGGCATATCCAACTGAGCGAGGCAGAAAATAGGGTCACCGAAGCGGCATCGGCGCTTGAACGTTTGTGTGAGCAAATTCAACGGGCGGTGATTAACAGCTATGAGTTGACCAGCCAGATACAGCAGTTTGCCAAGGTACGAACCACTATGGGTATCGACACCAGCAGCGAACAGCATTTTGCTCAAGTAAAAGTGGAGTTAGACCTTGAGTATTACCAGGGGCCAGAGGATTTCTTTCCACTGGAAACGCCCCAACTGGGGGGCATCGATGTCACGATGCATATGCCTGATGGCACGACTGAACCCTTGATAGCCATTACCTTCCCGGAGTAACCCTATGTTCGTAAAACCCACGGCTGGCCGCGCAGTGCGCGACCCGGTCAAGGGTACCTTATTGCCTGAATCTGGCTCAGAGGTCCCTGATAACGCATTTTGGCACCGTCGCATTCAAGACGGTGATGTGGTGCAAGCCTCTGTTAAATCAGTGGTATCTGCATTTGAAGTGTTAACAACGGAGAGTACAAAACTATGACCATTCCTTTCACTAATATTCCGAGTAACCTGCGCACGCCATTATTCTTTGCGGAGTTTGATAATTCCCAAGCCAACACGGCGAGTACCACCCAGCGCACGCTGATTATCGGGCAAACATTGCCGGAAAGTACGTTGCCAGCCAATGTGCCGCTACTGGTTTCATCAACCGCCACAACTGCTGCTTTGGCGGGGGCCGGTTCAATGTTGCATGGGCAAATAGCCGCTTATCTGGCTAATGATACAGCGGGTGAAGTGTATCTTTTACCACTGAATGATGCAGATAGCATGACGGCCGCCATCGGTAAAATTACGGTGACTACGCCAGCCGCGGCCACTGGAGTTATTTCACTGTATATCGGCGGCATTCGGGTACAAACCACGGTAGTTGCAACTGATGATGTCAACACCATTGCCGCCGCGCTGGCGGCTGCCATTGAGGGCAAACCTGACTTGCCGGTTAGCGTTGTGCATACCGGTGAAATGGTATCTGAAGGTGCGGTAGTGGTATTAGCCGCGAAAAATAAAGGCGCTCATGGCAATGATATCGACCTGCGCCTGAACTATCTCGGCAGCGCTGGCGGCGAATCAACACCTGATAGCCTGGTACTAACGCTAACCCCAATGGCAGGTGGTACCGGGGCACCCGACTTGGCCGGCGGCTTGGCGAATTTGCAGGATCGCACCTTTGATTTCATCATCAATCCGTATACCGATACGGTGTCTCTGGATGCACTCAAGGCCTTCCTTTCTGATAGCACTGGGCGTTGGAGCTACAGTCAGCAATTGTACGGCCACAGTTTTGCTGCTCAGTCTGGCACTTATGGACAACTGACTGCGGCGGGTGAGTTGCGTAATGACCAACACGCCTCGCTGTTGGGGATTCACCACTCTCCGACTCCTGCGCATATTTGGTCCGCAGCTTATGTCGGTGCTATTGCGCAGAGTCTGCGTAATGATCCGGGTCGTCCGCTGCAAACACTGGCGGTGAACGGCGTTTTGGCCCCGCCATTGTCCAGCCGTTTTACTTTGACGGAGCGCAATAACCTGCTGCATAGCGGCATTTCCACGGTGACAGTGGCGGATGACGGTACAGTGCAAGTGGAAAACATCATTACTACCTATCAGACCAACAAATACGGTGCTGAGGATGATAGCTATCTACAAATTGAAACGCTGTTCTTGCTGATGTTTGTCACCCGTTACTTGCGCACACAAGTGACATCTAAATTTGCACGTATGAAGTTGGCTGCTGATGGCACCCGTTTCGCAGCGGGTTCGGCGATTATCACTCCTAACGTTATTCGTGCCGAGCTGATTGCCCAGTATCAGACACTAGAATTTAACGGCTACGTTCAGGATGCCAAAGGTTTTGCCCGTGGCTTGATTGTCGAGAAAAGTGCCAGCAACCCAAATCGGGTCGATGTGTTGTGGACTGGTGTGCTGATTAATCAGCTGCGTATTTTCGCAGTACTCAATCAATTCCGCCTGCAAGCAACGGCTTAACTCTTCGATCATCAAGTAGTCGGCTCCTTAACAGTCGGCTCTTTCAGCATAAAAAAGGAAATAAATTATGAGCAATACTTCAAATCGCCTGGCGGGTACAGCCTATGTCACGGTCGATGGCATTACCGTTATGGTGGCGGGTCAGTTCAAATACAGTCCGTCAAAGGTCAAGCGCGAGACGGTGATGGGAATGGACGGAATACACGGCTATAAAGAAACCGTGGTCGCGCCGTCAATCTCTTGCACCATCCGGGACAGTGGCGGCGTTTCTATCAGTGACTTCAATGATCAAACCAATGTCAATATTGTGTGCGAATTGGCAAATGGCAAAACTATTATCGGCAGTGGTATGTGGTCGGTCAGCACCTTGCTGGTAGACAGCACTGAAGGTACGGTGGATGTCAGTTGGGAAGGCGGCTCGGTGACGGAGAACTGATATGTCACAACTGGAACGCAGTAAAACCATTTCACTGGTTAAACCCATTTCGCATGAGGCCACCAAGACCACCTATGAGGTCGTTGAACTGAGCGAGCCGACACTGTTGCAAGTACAGCAATTCTACGATGAGCAAACCAAGGCAGGCTCGCTTAGCGGTATGGGATTACTGATTGCATTGGTATCTGGGGTACCGCGTGAGGCGATTAAAAAAATGGCTTTCACCGACTACAAAGTTTGCGAGGTTTACATGATGGGTTTTTTAGCCTACTCCCCAACGGGGGACGATGGCGCGAAATAATCGCTGACGTCACTTACTACTATAGCTGGGGGCCGGGCGATGCCTGGTCCCTGACCTACAGTAATTTAATATGGTGGTGCCAGCAGGCCGAGCGGATTAATAATATTAAGGCTGGCAAAAATGGCTAATAAATACAAGATTGATGAAGTTCCTTCCCTAGAGGATATCGCAGGAACGGAAATACCGGCATATAAAAAATACACGTCAAAAGTAAAACCTATATTACGTAATGTACCCTCTCAAGCTTTCAATGGTTATAGACTGATTCGCACAGGGAATATTGCTATCGCGGCTGGTGCTATAGGAATGCATTGGCTCAATGGAGAAGCGGACGAGGCACATGAAATCAGCACTGCTGCACAAGATGTGGGTGCTCCTGTTGACCAATTCAGTTACATAAGTGGCGCTATGCAAATTCGTGGTGCGGATAGAAGTACTGCAATTCAATCGTCTGAGCACCTGTATAGAACATTTAATAATATTTTGTTGGGAAAGGATAAAGAAGCGACTGAGCTGCTTCAAAAATATAATGTTGATATTGCTAAGAATGAAAATAATACAGTTAATTTACCTAAAACCATGGAGAATTTAGCGCCAATTTTTAAGAATAAAATGGAGAGGCAGGAGCAAGATACATTAATTAATACATTAGCAGGAAATAGTGAAGGTGTAGGATTATTACGAGAAGGACTTGAGATAAAAAATTTGTTAAGTGCTTCAAGCCGCTTTGGCTTAACAGTTGATCCAGAGTTGATTGCCAAACTTCAAGAGCTAAGGCTCAGAACCACTGAGTTTGGTGCTGCTGTAGATGGAATCAAACAGAAAATTGCTGATACTGTCAGTGATACACTGACTTTCAAAAATACTTTAGCAAATACTATTGGTGGGCTGACAGATGTAATGACTTATGGCCCAGATAACTTTTCACTTATGCATACTCTAGGACTTACAAGTGGATATGAATCAGAAAAATTAAGGCATGCTTATGACAGTAATGATTTTTATCAGCAACTGAGTCTGTATGAAAAAATCATGCTCGATTTTGGCCTAATGACTGATGGTTATGAGCGAAAATATGATGAGTATTATGCACCCAAAAATATGAATCCGGAATCTGTAGAATCTAGGTCAGAAAATAGTTGGGATTCTGAAGTTGAAAATACGTGGAATCATAATCGTATTACAGATCTAAATGCACCAGAACCATATTCTCTTTTACCTTCACATTCTATTTATCCAGATAGCAATATCGTCGCTCCGCCTGCCTCGATATCACCAATTTATGCTGAACAAATGAGTGATTTTAATTTCACGGCTATTGCCGATGTCATTGCTACCGCCATGCAGAATAACCGCGTGCAGATAGAACTGACATTAATCGATGGGCGAACAGGAGAGACTTCAGTCGTTCTGGGGCAGGGCGGTGGCAGAATTACCTACGCCATGGCGATGCCGATGTAATTTAGTCAGCTATGCCCACTCTTTGTATTAACCCGCTTTGGCGGGTTTTTTGCTTTCTATCGTCAGAGTTCTGAACAGGAGAATGAAATGTCATTTATCGGTAATACCTTATCTGCGCTATTAGCCGGCGGTGACGACAGCTGGCAATGGTCGGAACATCTGCATCAGGCCTCATTTCGTGGTGTTCCGTTCGTCATTAATAAAAGCATCGGTACTTTTGGTCGCCGCCAAGTGGTGCACAGCTACCCCTATCGTGACACCAGCTATATCGAAGATTTGGGGCGCAGTGCGCGCAGTATCGTCTTGACAGGTTTTTTGGTGCAAAACAGCCAGATTTACACCGCACCAGATGTAATGACACAGCGTGATTCATTGATAGCTGCTTGCGAAATGCCAGGGGCTGGAACCTTGGTTCACCCAACACTGGGTGAAATGACGGTCAGTATCAGTGAATTGAAAATCGATGAAGATACTGCGGGGGGGCGGATATTTTCATTCACCTTAACGGTGGTCGAATCTGGCTTGCGCGCCTTTGCCATTACCGGTGCCGCTGAAATGGGCGTATCAGTGCAATCATCCTGGCTGAGACTGAGTGCCAAAGCTGTTGCCGGTTTTATCTCCACAGTGAAAGGGGAAATGCGCTCGGCGACACAGGCGATAAAAACACTGAAAAACACGGCTGCATTTTGGGGGCGAATGGTCACAAACACCACCAATGAAGCCAGTAACCTGGGAAATGCGCTGCGCTCCACTTTTGGCCGTAACCGGTATGGTCGCTACAACCACGGCACCGTGGGCGGGAGCAGTTCGGGAGCGACGGCGGCGGTCAATCAGCAACAAGACACCACGAACCTTTCATTGCTGGTGGCGCAACGGCTGGCATTTACCGTCGAAGGGCAGGCGGCGGTTAACACTGCGGTGAATGAATTCCTTGATGATAACAGCATAGATAGTCATGGCGAGAAAATGTTAGCGGTGGTTAATACCGTGCAGAACAGCGGTATCAGCACACCAGATATTATCCGCATGATGGAAAATCTGTCGGTAACTCAAGATGATACATTCCGAAGTCATGAGAGTGATCGGGCAGTTGCTGCTGCCAGCCATCATTTAATGATGACCTTGTGCGCCGGTGGGATGGTCTGCGCAGCGGCACAATATCAACCAGAAAACTATGACGATGCGGTCACCGTGCTCGGGCGAGTCTGTGACGTTATTGACGCCACGGCACTGGTCGCCGCTAACCGGGGAAATGATGAGACATACAGCGAATTGATGTTGATGCGGGAATCTATCGTCCTGCTCTTGCAGCAAGCTGGTGCGAATTTGTCGCGGGTGGGCGAGGTCAGTTTTAACCGATCTCTGCCCGCCCTGATGCTGGCAAACCGGCTATATCAGGATGCATCACGGGGGGATGGACTGGTGAAAATGGCCAATCCAATTCATCCGGCATTTATGCCTACCCGATTTAAGGCATTGAACTTATGAATGATGAACGCCTAAGTGATGACTTAACGCTGGAAGTGGGAGGCAGGGCGATAACCGGCTGGAGCAAAGTTCAGGTGACCCGGAGCATTGAAAAATTACCCAGCAGCTTTGAACTGTCATTGATGGACCGCTATCCCGCCAGCGGAGGGCAACAGTGGGTCAATCCCGGTGATTCGTGTGTGGTTAAGTTGGGAAATGACGCTGTTCTCACTGGTTATATCGACAGTTGGGATAACAAAATTTCCGGCACCACCCATGAGGTTACCGCTACAGGACGAGGTAAATGCCAAGATTTGGTTGATTGCTCCGCTGAATGGCCGAACAGTGTTATCAGCCAATCGACGGTATTGCAGATTGCGCAAAAACTGGCAGCACCTTACGGCATCAAGGTCACCTCAGATATTCCTGATATGGCAGTAGTCCCTAAATTCACCCTTAATTGGGGGGAAACGGCGCAAGCGGTGATTGAACATATCACTCGCTGGGCGGCATTGCTCTATTACGACCAGCCGGATGGCAATTTATATCTCACCCGTGTCGGGCAACGTAAAGCCGCCAGCGGCGTGGCGCAGGGTATCAATATCCTCAGTGCCAACTTGCATACCGACACCCATCAGCGCTTTGTGGATTACACCGGCGTCTCGCTTTCCAGCAATAGCGTTGCCCGCCGTTCGGCTTCGGGAGGGAACAATGCCTCGATTTTGGTCAGAACTCAGGATGCCGAGTTAGCGCAGCAGTTCCCGAATCGCCATCGCAATAAAATTATCATCGTCGAAAGTACGATGAATTCCGAGAATTTGGTGAGGAACAGTCTCGATTGGAACATTAACCGTAATAACGGTCGATCCAAAGTCCTCAATGTACAAGTCGATAACTGGCGTGACAGGAATAATCAGTTATGGGAAACCAACTCACTGATCCCTATTACTATTCCAGCTATGGGGTTAACGGATAAGCTGTGGTTGTTATCTGCGGTGACTTATATAAAAGACGCCAATGGGACGGTAGCAAACATGACGTTGATGCCACCGGAAGCCTTTGCTGTCCAGCCTTATAAAATCAAATGAAACAGGGGATTAACCATGAATGATGTCAGTGGACAACTCTCGACCCTGTACCGACAGATAAAAATGTTGTTGGGCATTGGCCGGGTAACCGCTTTTGATGACAGTGATGGGGTGCAAACTGTGCAATATCAGACCGCGCTGGAGGTTCATAGCGATACACCTCGATTAGCGGAGTTTGGTTTTTCGTCGGGATTACCCGCAGGAAGTGATGTGGTGATTGGCTTCCTCGGCGGTGATCGTTCCAGCGGCATGATTGTTGCCTCTAATCACGCCTCTTACCGCCACATGGGGCTAAATGCCGGGGAAACTGTCATTTATTCTCAATGGGGGCAGTTTATTAAATTGACGGAAAGTGGCGTAACGATTGAAGCCCATCATCAGCCGGTGACCGTCAACAATGCTACGGAAGTGACGGTAAATGCATCGGTAAAAGTACGGCTAAACACCCCGCGACTCGAGGTCAGTGGCGATATCGTTGATAACGCTGAAAGCAATTCGACTACGCTAAAAACCTTGCGCGACACTTACAACAACCACAATCATCAGCTCAAAAACGTGCAGTCGGGCAGTGCCACTCTTACCAGTGAAACACCCGCTAAGGTGGTGCGATGACAACAGATATTAAAACCATTTGGGATGTCGATGCTTCTTTGGGCGACTGGCAAGCGGGTAATGGTGGCTTGCTGGATGGCGACGACCTGCATACCGCTATTTTACTGAGTTTATTCACTGACCGATTAGCACGAGTTGATGATGACATTGATGGTGAGGATCGTCGGGGCTGGTGGGGTGACAGTGGCGCGCCATCGGCTATTGGCTCACGACTTTGGCTACTGCGGCGGCAAAAATTGACCTCCCAGATAGCTATCAAAGCGGAAGATTACGCCGCAGAAGCATTGGCCTGGCTGATCGAGGATGGTGTTGTCGCGGCCATCAACACGCGTGCTCAAATTATTTTCCCCAACAAATTGCTGTTGCAGATTGATTATCAACAACCGGGTAAAACCCCATCATCGGTTCATCCGTCATCAATAAAATTCTCATGGGTATGGGAGGAGTAATTCATGCCATTTAATCGACCCACTTTAAGCGAATTACGACAACGAAATCAGTCCTATATTCAATCGGAACTGAAAACAGGCGGCAATTTATTGCGCTTTTCTAATATCGGTGTGATTAGTGATGCCGACGCTGGAATGGCGCATCTGCATTATGGCTATTTGGATTATATTGCCCGTCAGGCCACGCCTTATAACGCCACTGACGAATACCTGGCTGCCTGGGCTGCTTTGAAGGATGTGTTCCGTAAAGGGGCTACTCCGGCCAGCAGTACTGATGTCAGTTTCAGTGGCATTGCTGGGCGGATTATTCCTGCCGGGCGGCGGCTTAATCGGGCTGATGGCTATCAGTATCAGCTTGAAAATGAAGTTAAAATCGCTGCGGATGGCAATGCGCTGGGTGAAATTATCGCGATTTTACCCAGCTCGTTAGACGACGCAACTGGTGGGGGGCGGCGCGGTAACAGTGATGCCGGGACGGAACTGACGCTGGATATTGCGATTGATGGTGTTCAGGCCACGGCCACAGCGCTGAACAAAATTTCTGGTGGGGCGGATATTGAATCCGAAGATGCATTCCGCTCTCGTATGTTATTGGCTTACCAGAATATCCCACAAGGCGGTAATGACGCAGATTATCAATCTTGGGCATTAACGGTGCCGGGAGTGACTCGATGCTGGGTTAAACGGCGCTTGATGGGCGCGGGTACTGTCGGGATCTATATCATGTGTGACGATAATGATTATGGTGGTTTCCCGCAGGGTACTGACGGCATTTCATCCCTCGAACAGTGGGGGGAGGTAAAAGCGACCGGGGATCAGGGGCGGGTGGCGGACGGTATTTATCCGCAACAGCCAATTATTGCGCTGGTGTATGTATGTGCGCCGGTTGCTCAACCGATTGATTTTGTTATTAGTGGCATTTCGTATGCTGACAGTGTAACCACCGCTGCCATTAATGCGGCTATTGATGAGGTCTTTTTCACCGAAGGGGAACCAGGGGGCAAAATTCTGTGGTCATCTCTGTTGCTGGCAATTGGTGAAATCGCGGGTACGGGGGGTTTTATTATGCAATCTCCGGCCGCCAATATTGAGCTGCAAACCGGAAAACTCCCCGTCCGGGGTACTGTGAGTTACCTATGAGTCGCTATTCTGTCAGTGAATATACAGAGGCGTTGCAGGCGCTAATGCCAATGGGTTTGGTTTGGCCACGGCGGCCAGAGGGGGTACAAACTGAAGTCCTGCGCGCATTAGCTCATGCTTATCGGCGCAGTGATGAAGATGCACAAGACTTGTTATCTGCTGCTTTCCCGGCAACCGCCACGGCAATGTTACCAGAGTGGGAAGCTACCGTGGGGCTACCGGATCTGTGTGCTATCGGCGAAGTAGACAGCATGATCCAGCGCCAACGCGCGGTGGTGTCTAAATTGTTTGGTATCGGAGGGCAATCAGCAGCCTATTTTATTCGCGTAGCAAAGGCGCTGGGTTACTCCATCAGTATCACTCAATACCGGCAAGCCTGCGCCGGAATGGCAGTTTGTCGCGATGCTTTGAACGGTGAGGAATGGCCTTTTACCTGGCTAATTACTGCTCCCAAAACCACCATTAATTATGCCCAGTGTGGCTTGACCTATTGCAGTGACCCCTTGCGTACATGGGGGAATAAACAGTTGGAATGCCGTTTAGCCGTGCTAAACCCATCTCATACTATTTTGAAGTTCGGTTACGTTAGCTAACTAATCCCTTTATTCATTTTTAGCGCCTTAACGGGTGAGGATTTTCTATGCAAAAAATTGGAGATATTCCTAATACACGCGCCGACAGTCACGGCGAGTTTACCGACGGCAATGTCGCCGGCGGTGTTCCCCCAACGATATTACCGGCTGAATGGTTTAATACAATTCAGCGAGAATTGATGAGTGTGCTTTCTGCCGCTGATATTGATGCGGATAGTGCTCAGTTTAACCAAGTGGCCACTGCCATTTCAAAGCTGATCAGTAATGGTATTGATAATAGTGATTTCCTTCAGGCAGCGAACCATCTTAAAGAAATTAAGAATGCCGGTCCCACAGCGGTCGCCGAAACTCTCGCAAACCTTGGTTTGGGCGACGCGGCTAAAAAGGGCATTGCATCAAATGCGGAAATGCAGGTGGGAACAGCGGATAAGTTGGTTTCGCTAGTTGGGTTAATGAGTGTTTTCGGTAAGCGGACATTTACAGCAAATGACTATATCCGTATCCCCGATGCGCCTGGCGGGTTAATTATTCAGATTGGGTTAATACCCAGTTTACTTCCGTCCTCGGCTGGCGCACAGGCATTTACATGGGCGTTGCCGATACCTTTCCCAAATAAATTACTTAATGCGAGTTTAACAACCGCAGGGACAGCCACACCAAACTCTTCGTTCGCAAATCTAAGTCTTAATCCCGCCAATATCGGACCGGTAACTAATTTGACAGGTTTTGTGCAGAACCTTCGAATGGATCAGGGTGTGAGTATTTTTTATATAGCTATAGGATACTGATATGAAAGCATTATTTAGTCCGGCTTTGGTGGCATTTATTCCTGTTTGCATGGCAGATGATGGAAGTTATCTTCCTGAGATTGCGGATAATTTAGTTGCCATTACTGATGAAGAATTAGCAACATTTTGGCGGCAAACGCCACCTGTAGGAAAAACATTAGGTGTTGCTAGTGGAAGGCCCGCATGGGTAGATTTACCCCCTCTCACTCAAGATGAGTTAGTCGCCAGTGCTAATGCTAAAAAGGGCCAGTTAAAAGCGGTTGCTGATTCAGAAATAGGATGGCGACAAGATGCTGTAGATGGAGGTTATGCCCAAGAAAATGAAGTCACTGAGCTTGCAGCGTGGAAGAAGTATCGAGTGCTATTAATGCGAATTAATACATTAAAAGCGCCGAATATCGAGTGGCCAGTAGCACCGTAATTGTTAATAAACCGGGCTTAATTGCCCGGTATTGTGCTCTTGGTAGTAATAGACACTAAAATTGTTTCTTTAAACCCCAGCCCCTGGAGTTACTGAACATGATACGCCCTTTCAATGTTGTTAAGTTTCTCTGGCTGTCACCCACCCCCTCGTTACTCCCCCCATTTCATGCTAAATTTACCTATCTCACATCATTGCATCGTTTCAGGTACCAGTATGTTTACCTATAAAGAAATATCATCGCTGAACGAACTGGAATTGATCGTCTATAACTACATCATAAAAAATACTGATAAAGTGATGTACATGACCATCAGGGAGTTGGCAGACGCCGCGGGTGTTTCTACTACCACCGTCTTGCGTTTTTGTAAAAAAATGAATTGTGATGGTTACTCTGAATTTCGTGTTCGTTTTAAACTCTATTTAGAACATGACGAAAAACCACCGGTCAGTTTCGGTATTAGCGAAATAATTAGCTATTTCAAAAGTATTAATAATAGTGAGTTTGACGAACTTATTGAGAGCGCTGCCGCGCAAATAGCGGCTACACGTAGAATTATTTTTGTTGGAATAGGAACATCGGGTGCATTAGGAAAATACAGTGCACGTTTCTTTTCTAATGTAGGAAAATACAGCACTTATATCGATGATCCTTATTATCCAATCAATAGTGATATGTATCAGGATGCGATTGCGATTATCCTCTCTGTTTCTGGTGAAACGGAAGAAATCATCCGTATCGCCAATCAGTTTAGCCTGCAACACTGCAAGATTATTAGCTTGACCAATAGTGATAATTCGACCTTGGCTAAGATGGCTGATTTAAATATCTCTTATCACATGCCTCCTATTGTATTAGAAGGTCAATATAATATTACTACTCAGATCCCCGTTTTATATATTATTGAAACTATAGGCAAAAAACTCCCTCAATTAGTTAATAAAAACACCCAATAAAACAGGGTGTTTTTTACATGTTACATATTCCAATTCATGGTTTTTGTTATATCGTGACTTCATCTTTCTTTTTGCTAAACTCCAGTCTCAATCGAAAAAATATTAATAATAATCCGATAACATTCTGTTTATCTTATACTCAGCATTCGTGACAGGAGATTAATAATGGCAATTGATTACGCATTAACCGCCCAAGAAATTATTAAGTATATTGGTGGTGATAATAATGTGATTACCGTCACACATTGTGCAACACGTTTACGTTTTATATTGAAAGATAATAAAACTGTCGATAAGGAAAAATTAAATCGTGTTAAAGGGGTTATTACCGTTATTGAAGCGGGTGGGCAAATGCAAGTGGTTATCGGTAACCACGTCGGCGATGCCTATAAGCATGTCACGAACCTGATTAATATCGATGAAAGTGCACCGGTGGCAGCACCTAAAGTCGGTATCGTTAGCCGGTTGATGGATATTATCTCCAGTATTTTTGCACCTTTCCTTTATCCACTGGCCGCCTGCGGTATTTTACAAGGGATTATTTCTTTCCTGGCTGCGATTGGCTGGATGGATGCCGCCAGCGGTACGTATCGAATTTTAAATTTTGTCTCCTGGACCGGATTTACCTTCTTACCTGTGATGGTGGCTTTTACTGCGGCCAAAAAATTCAATGTTAATCCTTTTACCGCCGTAATTACTGCTTGTGCGTTGATTAGCCCTGATTATATGAACATGCTGACGGCTAATAAAATTGTTACGGTGAATTCCGCAGACCCTGCCGTTCAGCAATTGATGCATGAAGCGCTAAATAATCCGCAGGTTGCCCACATTTTGAATACCATTGCTGGTATTCCATTATCATCACCCACCTTGGATTTCTTCGGTATTCCCGTGCAATACCTGAGCTATACCGCCTCGGTTATCCCGATTATTTTGATGGTTTGGGCCATGTCTTACGTGCAGCGCTTCTTTGAAAAAGTACTGCCAATGGTGGTGCGTAACCTGTTTACCCCAATGTTCTGTATTGCCATTATGGTGCCCTTAACCTTGCTGGTATTTGGCCCAGTGGGTAACTTGATTGGTGGGGCAATTGGCGGCGTTTACAACACACTTTATAATCTCAGCCCAGCGATAGCAGGGTTTATGGTTGGTGCATTCTGGCAGCCACTGGTCACATTGGGTGTTCATTGGGGCATCACTCCGGTCACTGTAGGGAACTATGCGACATTGGGTTATGACACTTTTACCGGCTTGCAAGCCTCCGCAGTCTTTGCCATGGCCGGAACCATGTTTGGTGTTTACTTAAAAACGCGTAACCGTGAAATGAAAGGAATTTCATTGTCCGCGGGGATTACCGCTTTATTCGGTATTACCGAGCCTGCTATTTACGGTGTGGCATTACGTTTGAAGAAACCTTTCTTATGCAGCTGCGCCGCAGGGGGGATTGGTGGAGCTATCGCGGGGTCTTTTAATGCGGTGTCATGGAGCTATTGCCTGCCGGGCATTGCGGTGTTGCCGGTCTTCTTTAAAGAAGGGCATATGGCACAGTTCTTGGGATTTCTGCTGTCTATTACCGTCGCTTTCGTCTTGGGAGCGGTTTTCACCTGGCTGGTTGGGTTTACCGATGAACCAGAGAATGTGGAACAACCAGGCAGTGCTAAAGCATCTGAAGCACCTATTGCTCAGGCACAAATGAATCAAGGCTAGAATATTTAATGTTCGGGCGGGTTAATTATCCGCCATTGATTTTTATTTCCAGGGTGAACAATTGCCCACAGTATTAAGGGAGAGAATTATGAGCCACAAACAATTACCGAAAGATTTTTTATGGGGCGGCGCAGTTGCGGCACATCAGGTTGAAGGCGGCTGGAATAAAGGCGGCAAAGGTGTAAGCATTGCCGATGTATTGTCCGGCGGCGCTCACGGTGTTGACCGAGTTATGACTGATGGTGTGCAAGAGGGGTATCGCTATCCAAACCATGAAGCGGTTGATTTTTATGGTCATTATAAAGAAGACATTGCGCTGTTTGCCGAAATGGGCTTCAAATGCTTCCGTACTTCCATTGCCTGGACGCGTATTTTCCCGAAAGGTGATGAGCTGCAACCGAATGAAGCGGGTCTGCAATTTTACGATGATATGTTTGATGAATTGCTGAAATACGGCATCGAACCGGTTATTACGCTATCTCATTTTGAAATGCCGTGGCACTTGGTTAAAGAATACGGTGGCTGGAAAAATCGGAAAGTGGTCGACTTTTTCGTGAAATTCAGTGAAGTGGTCATGGAGCGCTACAAAAGCAAAGTCAAATATTGGATGACATTCAACGAGATCAATAACCAACGTAACTGGAAATATCCACTATTTGGTTACTGCTGCTCTGGTGTGGTGTTCACTGAGCAAGAAAATCCTGAAGAAACGATGTATCAGGTTCTGCATCATCAGTTTGTCGCTAGTGCCAAAGTAGTCAAACTGGGCCATGCTATTAATCCAGAGTTCAAAATCGGGTGTATGGTTGCAATGGTGCCGCTCTATCCATTCTCCTGCCATCCAGATGACATGATGTATTCGGTGGAGGCTATGCGTGAGCGTTATCTATTCGGTGACGTCCACATGCGTGGTTACTACCCTTCATATATTCTGAATGAATGGGAGCGCCGCGGTTTCACTATCAATATGGAAGAGGGCGACCTTGATACTCTACGTGAGGGCTGCGCCGATTACATGGGCTTAAGCTATTACATGAGTAACGCAGTTTCTGCGGTTAATCCCGGTAGCGGCAACTCCCTTTCTGGCTTTGAGGGCAGTGTACCGAATCCACATGTTAAAGCATCCGATTGGGGATGGCAGATCGATCCCGTCGGCTTGCGTTATTCACTGAGCGTATTGTATGAACGTTACCAGAAGCCGCTATTTATTGTTGAAAATGGCTTTGGTGCTATCGATAAAGTGGCTGATGACGGCATGGTTCATGATGATTACCGCATTGCGTATCTTAAAGCCCATATCGAGCAGATGAAAAAAGCAGTGTTTGAAGATGGCGTAGACCTGATGGGCTACACCCCGTGGGGTTGTATCGATTGTGTATCATTCACAACCGGTGAATACAGCAAGCGTTATGGTTTTATCTACGTGGATAAAAATGATGACGGCACCGGCACGATGGCGCGTTCACGTAAACAAAGTTTTGATTGGTATAAAAAAGTGATTGCCAGCAATGGTGAAGAGCTTTAACTCTCTGATAAACCAGCCAACAGGGAAGGGCCGTTTAACACCGGCCTTTCTCACCATTTTCTCCTTTACACCCTCCCAAACGCAGTTGGTTACATTTTTCATTAATGAAAAAATAGTTTAAATTTAAGCTATTACAATAATTTTATCGTTTTGTAGGAAGTAACTGACATATCCTAAAAAAAAGCTGAGTTACTCTTTTACTCCGACGGCTATTGCCATGCTTTGTATGGTTGTTCGTCAGGTGTAATTTAGTTTTTGCTTAATAGGGATAAGAAATGAAAGGAAAATTATTGTTCGCTGCAATGTTGGTAGCCAGTTTTTCTGCCAGTGCTGCGGAACATGCTCACTGGGGATATGAGGGGCAGGAAGACCCGGCACATTGGGGGAAACTTTCCCCTGATTTCTCTCTTTGTGAAACGGGTAAAAATCAGTCACCAATCAATATTCATGGCGCATTGAAAACTCATCATGGTCAATTGGAATTAAATTTCCAGCAAGGCAAGCAACAAATCGTTAATAATGGCCATACGATTCAGATTAATACTAGCGCTGGTAATACGTTAAAGCTGGATGGCGATACGTTTACATTGCAACAATTCCATTTTCACGCCCCCAGTGAAAACGAAATTGATGGCAAACAGTTCCCATTGGAAGCTCATTTTGTTTATAAAGATAACAAGGGTGAGTTGGTAGTATTGGCGCTGCTGTTCCAGTTGGGAAAAGCTAATACACAATTGGCACTAGCCTGGCAGCAAATGCCAACAGTGGTAGACCAATTAACAATACTGAATAGACCTTTGGATATTAATGAGTTGCTACCAAAACAGTTCAATTTTTACCGTTTTAGTGGTTCACTTACCACACCACCTTGTTCTGAAGGTGTAACCTGGTTAGTGCTTGATCAGCCTGTTAATGTTTCTGCTGAACAAATACATCAATTCCAGTCTGTTGTTCATCATAACAATAATCGGCCAATACAGCCGCTTAATGGTCGCATTATAGTTGATTAATGTTTGTATGATTCTCGCCACTCTGTTTTCTGGGAGTGGTGAGTAAGATCATCAAATATGTTTATAGCCAAGGGTTGGCAAAAAGACTTATAGCTATAATTGTAAAAATAACTTCCCCCATTTAATATTGAAAGACTTCTTAATCTTGTTATTATTAATATTTAATTGTTAATAAAATAGACAATGTTATACCGCCATATTTCATAACATTGCCCGTTTTCCTTTATTATTTAATAGATGGTCATTATCCGAATAAATTTTTGCCTAATCTTCAATTAGGCCGTATTTCTTTAAAATAGATGCTTATATTTAGGCTGGAATAGCCTCAATAATTGATACATAGCTTCCGGTATCGATAATACGATTAAGTTTCAGATCTGCGCTGGCCAGCAGTGTTTTAAGTTCCTCCTCAGTGCGTGCTTGTCCTCCATCAAAACTACCTAATAACAAAAGGTCGATCTCTTTGCCACCTTGCCTGGTATCTTCTCTGGATATAACAGGTTCAAAGATAAGCACTTTTGAATTGGGCCGCATTGCATTACGACAACTGCGCAATATCTGACTTGCTTGTTCTTCCGGCCAATCCATTGTGATGTATTTTAATAAATAAATATCAGCTGTTGGGCAGCTTTCAAAGAAATTACCTGTCTGGGTTTCCCAACGTGAATCATCTCCTAACTCACCAAGACGGTTCTTCGCCAAGACCGCAGGGCGATCGAATAAAATACCCTGTAATGTGGGATTATTTTGCAGTACTTTTAACAGTAATCCCCCAAAACCACCGGCAATATCAATCACTGTGGCATGTTTTGGAAAGTCATAGCTGCGCACCAAGAAGTTATTTTCTACTGAGGACATCGATGACATACCAGTATGAAAATCACCTTCTGATTCGGGAATGTTATCTCGTGACCAGTATTCATAAAAAGACATTCCGAATGCCTTTTTAAAGGCCGATTCACCTCGTAGATTTTCGACAAGATTACCGAGTGGGAGCCAGAATGTTTTATCCGTCAGCATTAATACCGTCGGCGGCAGTGTGTCAGGCGCTACCGCATCAGTCAGCACGCAGAGTGACACCACGAACCTGTCCGCGCTGGTGGCTCAAAAAATGGCTGTTTCAGTCGAGGGGCGAGCCTCACTGGTTGCTGCCAGCGATGCATTGACAGAGGCTGCGACGGTAGAGGGACATGCCAACGCTGTTCTTGCTGTCGTGAATGCCATCTTGGCCAGCGGAGCCAGCACCCTTGATTTAATCCGCATGATGCAAGAGTTAACGGCAATCAATGACGACACTTTTCGACCCAATCCCGGCGACAGCAGCACTGCCGCCGCCAGCTACCAACTCATTATTGTGTTGTGTGCCGGTGCGATGGTGTACGCCGCTTCGCAATATCAGCCGGAAAGCTATGACGATGCGGTAGATATATTGACGCGGGTCTGTGATGTGGTAGACGGCGCGGCACTTTCTGCGGCTGATAGCGGCAATGATGAGGTATACCAGGCATTAATGGATCTACGTGGCTCGATTGTCACGCTGTTACAGCAAACTGGCGCGAACCTGTCTCGTGTGGAGATAGTCAATTTTAACCGATCATTACCCGCACTGAATCTTGCCAACCGGCTATATCAGGACGCGCGCCGGGGTGATGCTCTGGTGAAAATGGCGGCTCCAGTCCATCCGGCATTTATGCCCATTCGATTTAAGGCGCTGAACTCATGAGTGATGATTTGACGCTACGTATTGGCAATAAGCTGATTACTGGCTGGGACAATATCCGTGTCACTCGCAGCATCGAGCGCTTACCCAGCGATTTCAGCCTGTCATTGATGGATCTTTATCCGGGCAGTGATAACCAGCAGTGGGTGAATCCGGGTGACCCTTGCGTGGTTAATTTAGGTGATGATGTGGTGCTGACCGGGTATATCGACCGTTGGGCACCGATGATCAGCCGTAATCGACGCGAAGTGAGGGCGACGGGACGGAGTAAGTGCCAGGACTTGGTTGATTGCTCCGCAGAGTGGCCAAACAATGTGATCAGCCAATCGACCGCGCTACAGATAGCCCAACGATTAGCGATGCCTTACGACATTACGGTGACGACTGATGTGACCGATCTGGATATTGTCCCCCAATTTACATTGAACTGGGGGGAATCCTCACAGGAAATTATTGACCGCATCACGCGCTGGGCGGCACTGCTGTATTACGACCTGCCAGATGGGAGCCTCTATCTGACTCGGGTGGGGTCGCGCAAAGCGGCCAGCGGAGTCGCGCAGGGCATCAATATTGAAGATGCTGCGTATAACTCCGGTATGGATCAGCGCTTCTCTGACTATATCGGTGTGTCGATGTCGGTTAGCCAACTTCAAGAGCAGGTACAGGACGCCGGATATGGTTCGGTGACGTTAGCCCGGAGTCGTGATCCTGAAGCGGCTCAAATGCGTTATCGCAACCGCATTATCATTGTTGAAAGCACCATGAAAGCGCTAAAACTGGCGCAGCAGTGCATCGACTGGGAAATGAACCGCCGCTATGGTCGCTCTAAAGAGCTACTGGTAACGGTCGATAGCTGGCGCGATAAAGACGGCAAATTATGGGAGCCGAACACGCTGATCCCGATTGATTTACCTGTTTTTGGCTTAAAGGACGAACTCTGGTTGTTATCGGAGGTGACCTATCTCAAAGACGACCAAGGTACCGCCGCGCAAATGGTGCTGATGCCGCCTGAAGCCTTCACCGTCCAACCTTATCAGTTTTATTCCAATCTTATGGAGATGAATCAGTGATGAGCGAATCAGGGCAACTCGCCAGGTTATACCGGCAAATAAAAATGATGATCGGGGTGGGGCGGGTAACAGGCAGTCATGATGGTGGCAGCGTTCAAACCGTTCAATACCAAACCCCGCTGGAAGTCCGTAGTGATACACCGAGATTGGCCGAGTTCGGTTTTTCATCCGGGTTACCCGCCGGTACCGATGTGGTGATTGGCTTTCTGGGCGGTGACCGGTCAAGTGCGGTGATCATTGGCTCAAATCATCAGTCATTTCGTCATGTCGGGCTAAATTCGGGTGAGACGGTGATTTATTCGCAGTGGGGGCAATACATCAAGTTAACGGAAAAGGGCATCATTATTGAGGCCAATAGCCAGCCAGTCACGGTCAATAATGCCACTGAGGTGACGGTTAATGCCTCGGTAAAAGTGCGCCTAAATACCCCGTTACTGGAGGTCAGCGGCGATATTGTCGATAACGCTGGCAGCAATGGCACCACGCTGAAAACCCTACGCGAAGCCTATAACACCCACAATCACCAACTGAAAAATGTGCAGGGCGGTAGCGCGACATTAACCAGTGAAGTGACGGGTAAGGTGGTTCAATGACAACCGATATCAAAACAATTTGGGAGCCGGACAAATTACTGGGCGACTGGCAGACCGGCGGCGGTGGGCTACTGGATGGCAATGATTTAGAGACCGCCATTTTGATTAGTCTGTTCACTGACCGGCTGGCCCGTGCTGATGATGCTATCGATGGCGATGATCGCCGGGGGTGGTGGGGCGATACCGGATCAGAGTACCCGATTGGTTCCCGTCTGTGGTTGCTGCGCCGCGAAAAACTCACTACCAAAGTAGCGCTAAAGGCTGAAGACTATGCCAATGAAGCACTAGCTTGGTTGCTTGATGATGGTGTGGTGACGGCAATCAGCACCAATGCTCAGATAGTGTATCCCAACCGACTCAATCTCATTATCAACTATCAACAACCCGAAAAAGCGCAGGTTTCAGTTAAATTTTCATGGGTATGGGAGACCTAATACATGCCATTTAATCGCCCCACATTAAGCGAACTGCGCCAGCGCAACCTGTCTTATATTCAATCAGAACTCAAGACAGGCGGTAACTTATTACGCTTCTCCAATATCGGTGTGATCAGTGATGCTGATGCCGGAATGGCGCATTTACATTATGGCTATCTGGATTATATCGCGCTGCAATCCACGCCTTATAATGCCACCGATGAATATCTTGCTGCCTGGGCCGCGTTGAAAGATGTGTTTCGCAAGCCCGCCAACCCCGCGACCTGTCCTACCGTCGAATTTAGTGGCACTACAGGCCGTGTGATTGCCGCTGGGAGCCTGTTAAATCGGGCCGATGGTTATCAATATCGCCTCGATCATGAGGTCACGCTGGGCGCTGGCGGCACAGGCACTGGCTCAATCACGGCGGTTCTGCCAAGCGTATTGGATGACACCACGGGCGGTGGTATTGCCGGGAATGCCGATGCAGGAACGTCGCTGACATTGGATGTGGCCATCGATGGCGTTCTGTCGGTGGCCACCGCCACAGTTAAGATATCGGGCGGCGCTGATATTGAATCAGAAGATGCTTTTCGTTCTCGTATGCTGCTGGCTTATCAAAACACCCCTCAAGGTGGCAACGATACCGATTATCGCGGCTGGGCTTTGGCTGTACCGGGGATGACGCGTTGTTGGGTGAAGCGCCGCTTGCAGGGGGTGGGTACGGTCGGTATTTATATCATGTGTGATGGCAATGATTCAGGCGGCTTTCCGGTCGGGACTGACGGCGTATCTCAGCTTGAAGAGTGGGGTGCGGTGAAAGCAACCGGCGATCAGGGGCGGGTAGCCGACCACATTTATCCCTTACAGCCTATTATCGCCATCATCTATGTGTGTGCACCGGTCGCCGCGCCCGTGAATTTTGTGATTAGCGGCATCTCTACGGCAGATAGCGAAACCACCACGGCAATCAATACAGCTATTGATGAGGTGTTTTTTACTGAGGGCGAGCCGGGCGGTAAAATTCTGCTGTCGTCACTGCTGCTGGCCATCGGTGATGTGACAGGCACCAGTGGTTTTATTCTCGACTCTCCAACGACTAACATCCAGCTTGAAACCGGACAATTACCTCTCCGGGGCACGGTGACCTACCTATGAGTCGATATTCTGTTAATGAATATACCGCCGCCATTCAATCGCTGATGCCGGGGGGCTTAGTCTGGCCGAAGATATCAGGTGGGGTTCAAACCAGCGCACTACGGGCGTTGGCAAGATCCTATCAACGCAGTGATGAAGATGCCCGTGATCTGCTTGATGCGGCTTTTCCCTCAACGGCCACGGCGATGCTTCCTGAATGGGAGGCGACGCTTGGGTTACCGGATTTATGTGCGATAGGTGAGATTGATAGCATTATCCAGCGTCAGCGGGCCGTAATATCCAAACTGTTTGGTATTGGTGGTCAGTCAGTGGCTTATTTTATTCGGGTTGCTGAGGCGTTGGGTTACACCATATCGATTACTCAATATCGACAGGCTTGTTCGGGGATGTCTGTTTGTGGGGATGCTCTAAACGGTGAGGAGTGGCCGTTTACCTGGCTGATCACCGCGCCAGAAACCACCATCAATTATGCGCAGTGTGGTTTAACTTATTGCAGTGACCCTCTGCGTTCGTGGGGAAACAAACAGCTTGAATGTCGGTTAACCGTATTAAATCCATCCCATACCATTCTTAAATTTGGCTACATCAGCTAGTTAATCACTCTCTATTCATTTTTAAGCGCCTTAACTGGCGAGGGTTTCTTATGCAAAAAATTGGCGATATCCCCAACACGCGCGCCGACAATAATGGCGAGTTTACTGATGGTAATGTTGCTGGTGGCATCCCACCGACGATATTGCCGGCAGAGTGGTTTAATACCATTCAGCGTGAATTAATGAGTATCTTGAATGCGGCTGAAATTGAAGCAGACAGTGATGCTTTTGATCAGGTTCTTTTAGCTATACAAAAATTGGTTAGTGAGGAAATTCCAGAAATTAAAGACGGCTCATTAACCCAGAAAGGCGTTGTCCAGCTTAGCAGCTCTACAACCAGCGTCAGCGAAATATTCGCTGCAACGCCGAAAGCAGTTAAGGATATGGGGGATAATGCATTAAAGACCACTAACAACCTATCTGAAATTGCCGCTGCGGGTTCTGTTGCTCAAGCAACAACACAAGCAAATATCGGATTGACGCCGAGCAAGTTTTCCGGCCGGTTGCTGAATACGCAGACATTCACATCAACCGGTACTTATACGCCCACTGCTGGCACTGGATATATCATTGTAGAGGCAGTAGGTGGCGGCGGGGCATCAGGTGCTATATCAGCAACCTCGGCCAGTCAGAATGCAATTACATCAGTTGGTAGTCCCGGTGCTTACGCGAAAGTTTTATACACGTCCGTGCCGAGCACTGCGTCAGTAGTTATTGGTTCTGGTGGGGTAGGAATATTAGGGGCTGGACCAACAGGCGGGGGAACAACATTCGGCAGTATTTTAACCTGCCCCGGGGGGCCGGGGTCGGTAGTGGGAAATGCGCACATCCCACCAGGAGGGTCTACTGGTCAAGGTGGGGCACTTTCGCCAACGGTCAGCGGTGGCGGGCAAATAATAACTTCAGCTTTTGGACAGCAAAACAATCCATCAGTTACTATAGCTCCTGGGGTAGGCACCAACTATGTATCTATAGAAAAAACGCTTCTCGGTAATTATGGCGCTGGTGGGCAAGGTCAATTCATTGGTATATCTCAAGTCCAGAAAATTGGCTTAAATGGCACTAACGGATATCTAATTGTTTGGGAGTATTCATGATGAGTATTTACGCTCTGATAGATAGCAATGGCATTGTTGTAAACACGATAGTATTAGATGATAACACTGGGTGGGAGCCGCCAGATGGGCTACTTTTAGTAAAATGCGTTGAAGCGTGTGGTATTGGATGGGAATACAAAGACGGAGAATTTATCCAGCCGCCTGACCCTATAAATAAATAGGGTTTTATTTGTGGGTGTGAATTATTCACACCCACAAATATGATCAAATTCTGCCTGATTTAGCATCATCAACTTTATATGGAAATTTTCCCCTAAAGTACTTATTTGACGGTATTTCAAAATATCTATATATGATGGAACTTATTATTACTAAACTTATATAATATATGACACGTTCAGTAATTGACTCTGGGTATAGTTCTGGATTAACCTTACCAATAATTGCTCTAAGTAATTCTACCCATACATAATGAAATAAATACAATGTGTATGAAATATTACCTATAAAAACAATTGATCTGGGGAATCTGATTTTTTTAAATGTTTCAAGGTATAAGCTACCAACGATTAGGGTTAGTGAAATACCAAGTAAAATAGATTCAGCTATGGGACCACCTTTAGCAGCGTACGGGTTTTTATATCCTATAAATATTTGAAATAAAATACATGATGCCAATGTGATATAACATAGTAATTTATATTTGCCACTTTTATCAAAGAATATATAAGCAATGCAAGCGCCCATGATAAAAAGCCAGTTTAATGTTGAAAATATCACACTCCAATTTACGTTTAAAAAACCGGAAAATAGAAACTCTGGATACATCAACTGAATGGCAAGGACTATATATGCATATCCAAATACACCTAGAATAAATTTATTTCTTAAGAAGTAAATAAAAATAGCGAATAATATGTAATACCATACCTCATAAATCAAGCTCCAAGCTACATGATTTACTGGCCCACTTCCTTGTACAGGTAAAAGAGTTAAAGTTTGCAACCATCCAATTTGTTTGAAGTTTGCTAATGCTGACCATCCGTCAAACCCTGTGCGATAATTATAATATGCCACTAT